GTGGTTACGAAATGCGAGTGGAGATTATTCGTCTCCCTCGATTTCGCTCTTCTTATCTTCTCTTGATAAGTAGTCCACAAATCATTGTCCACATCTTATGCGAGTCCTTGTGCTGAACCCGTGGAAGTGCTTCCAACTGCAACCGATCCGACAACATTTGCCGAGGAGATTGTGTGAACTCCAGATGCGACCGATTCGATCGAAACTTGATTTGCAGTTCCTCCTGCAACTCCGCTCACTTTCGCAAGTTTTGTCGCAGAACCAGAACCGAGCTTTGCTTCGGAGTTTGTGTTTGTTCCATTCAGTACCGCAAGAAGTGAAATCGCAGTCCCTGCATCACCAGAACCACTTGATCGAAGAACTTCAACATTATCCGCAGAAACCGAGCCACTCAAAGAATCAACCAAGGTAATTGTTACAACATCAGAATCATAAGTGATAGTGAATTGATTTCCGTCGGCATTTCCAGAAAGATCGAACTCATCAACAAGCTTCGCAAAAGTTGCGGATGTAATTGTCGGATTTAATTTGCGATAAAATGAAACTGAAACTTTTACATAATCACCTTGCGACTGAGCTTCGCTTGAATCGGTAATCATGTATGCTCCACTTGCTCTTGTGCCTTGAAGGACAAAAGTTTGACCAACGAGATCGGGACTTGCTCCGCTTGTTGCAAGTTGCAAAGTCGCACTTCCCTCAATTCTTCCTTTCACGATTGTTGTCGCAAGAGGTTCTCCGTTGGAATTATTTAAATCCGCACGGGTTGAGGTAAAATTGAAATTCATATTCTCGGCAACATAGGTGACTCCATTAATTGTCACGGGTGATGCCTCAATTCCGAAAGCTTGTGATCCGTCTTGTATAATCATAATTTAAAAAAATGGTTGAGTTTTCAAAAGGGGAAATTTCGTCAACTTGGAAAAGCGTCGTCACGGATCGCAAATTTAATTTCGAAGTTCATTTCTGTCCGAATTAAATCCCCGTCGGTTTCTCGAAATGAGGATTGTTGCCGAATAAATTTTAAGTCGTAAAAAGGGAGATTCGTTTTGTTCCAATTATCCGCACCCCTCAAAAGGGACGCTCGGACTTTTCCGACGATGTCAAAATGTTCCATCCTTGGTTGCTCCAAAAAAGTGTCCGTGATTATGTTCGTCGTGAAGATCGCTTGGTGATTCGTGAACTCTGGATGGTTGTTCGTTTGATCTGCTTCGATCGAGTCGAAAGAGACCTCAATCCGTGGACTCGTCAAATCCTCATTCGAGCCAGAGACGAAAACATTCGTCCCCGTTGCGGATTCAAGAAAGGTCTTTGAAGCGTCCTCGAAATGGAGTTCGAAGGAATATAAATCGGGCAAATCCATAGCACTCATTGTCGGGCAAATTTAGAAATTACTTTTAATGAAATCACCGATCCAAAATCTTCCTCGGTTGAATTAAAAACTTTAAAAAGATTTCCTTCGTCGTCTTTCAAGATTGATCCCTTTGATGGGATTTCTGAATGATGATCTCGATTGATGATGATCTCGGAATCGACATCGTCTTCAACTCCGTGCAATTCAAGATCAATTCCATTGTCGATCGATCGGAATGCTCCGACATATTTGATTCCTTGAATTCTGCTCGGAGAAACTCCTTCAATCTCGACTCCCGTTTCGGCAATTAAAAAATCAAGATCGTTTGAAAAAAAATCTTTCGAAAGTGTTCCCATTCTATAAACGAAAAAGGAGTCAATTAAGACTCCCTTTTCCTCACTACCCCACGAAGTGAAACTAAATTACAAGGTGTTCATTTCTTCGGTTCTGGTTTCGCTTCAGCTTGTCCACGCTTGCGGATCAATCCTCCACTTGAATCAAAGAAGACAACCTTATCGAATTGTGGAAACTTTCCTTTCTTGAATTCCTTCTTAACATCATTGGAATTGCCAACTGAAACAGAAGTGAACTTTCCACCTTTCGACCCCACTATTGTCGCAAGCCTCATCTTATACAGATGTAAGACGAACGATTCCCTCTGGTCGTCCGACCGCAGTTCCATAAACGCACTCAAGGACTGCGGTTTGAACTCCCATTTTTGCGTCGTAAAATTCACGATATCCCATTACAAGACCAGACTTAGGATCGGATACTCTGCGAGCGGAAATATATTCTTGAGTATTTGAAGGCTCAAGATATCTCATGGCAACTGCAAGTCCGCAAGGGTGAGCGAGGAAACCTTGAAGCTTTTCTGAATTGGTCGGAACTGAATTGGTTTCATAAACCGAAGGAATTCCGAAAAGACTTGGAACACTACCACCACGAATCGCATCATTTGATCCATAATTTAAGGCGGATGCGACTGCGGAATCTTTAAGGAGATTTGTGAAATGTCCGTTGTTCATCACCAGAGAGCAACCCTCAATCGGGAGATTATTACCTAAGGCAATTCCTCTCATATCTGCGACCTCATCGGAATCAAAGTCTCCTGCATTAACTGCTTTTTTCGATGTGAATGCGGTTGCAGTAATGTTCGAGCAAATATCTTGAAAAACTGCTTTCGCTAAGTCTGCACCTTTTTGATATCCGAAACGCTCAAGCTCAACTGCGGATGATTCCGAGCGTTGTTTGTCGGTAATGTGCCAAGTAACAAACTTATGAGCATCCAGAGAAATTTGAGTTTGTCCGTAAGCTGTATCCTGTGAAGTATATCCATCTGCGACTGCAAAATCCCCTGCGGAACTTGTATTCGCAAGATTTAAGATCGTGACTGCATTTCCTCTTTGACTTGCCTCATCATTGAAGCTTGTCGAGAAAGCATTCAGAGGAGCGAGGATTGAAGCGAATTGCTCCAAGGCACTCTGAGAGATTATGTTGTTTTGTAATTTTGCACCTATTGTATTTGCCATGATCTTATCCTCTGCGGTTTTTGTTAAATGATGTTAAAAGTTCGGATTTGTGTTTTCTGAAAAGTTCGGTTGCTTCTGCTCCTTCAGCACTTGCGAATTGATCTTCAATTGAGACGGACTCCAGATTCTCGACGACTTCCTCATCAATTGCCTCAACTCCCTCAATCAAGCTCGAAAGAGTTTCATTCACTTTTTCACTTTCGGAAAGTTGTCCTTGAAGGTCGGTAATCCTCTTATCGGACTCGCTTAATCTTTTTTCAAGTTCTTCGATCTTCGATTCAAGTGATGGGTTTTCATCGACTTGCTCTTCGGAAACTTCAGTCGCTTCCTCAAGTTTTTCTTCGATGATTTCTTCTTCGATTTTTTGTTCGTCAGTCATATTAAAAAGTTTTGTTGAAAATAATCCGTTCTCATTTGAAGCAGGAGCGTCAACAAAGTCGGCAGATTTTATCGAAATAAATCGAACGCTCGGAAGGTCTCGGACAAGATTGACTTGATCTTCTTCGTCCAATTCATTCGCAGGAATCTCCTTTCCGCTCTTCAAAACATAAACAATCAACGCTTCAAAAACCAAAGAGATTCCGAAGGTTTCTGGCATCTCGGATGCAATATCAAAAAGACGATTGAATCTTTTTTTCTCGTCCTCCTTAAAAGATGAAAGTGCCTTGAAGGATCGTGCTTTCAACTTATCTTCCTCGATATAAAATTCGGAAAAGACTCCAACCTCTTTAAGGATTCGATCGGTGGACAACGCTCCTTCATGTGTTATATATGCAGGAAGAGAATCCCCGATGACTTCGAGTGCAGTTTCCAAAGATCGATCATCGACGAAAAGATCGTGACCTTTAGCCTCTCCGACTTGGATCAAGGAAAGTTCAGTCATCACCCCTTGACTCTGATCAACCTTATGACCAGACCCGTCTCGGAATGCGATCCGATGTCTTGAGAATCCTGCCTTCTCTTTTTCTCCTCGATATCGAGTTTGAATTGAGCAGACTTGGAGTCTTTGATTTAAATCATCGAATTCACTTTTCATCATGTCGTCGCTCATGCAACGATCGAGAAAGTTTTGTTCGGTTTCTTCAGCGAGTGGAAATGGTATTGGCATTTTTATTCTCCTTGTTCTTGAGTTGTTTGGTCGTCTCTTCCGAGTAATTCAGCAAAGTTCGCTTGTGCGGTTGTCGGGAATGGATTGAATAATTCTTGCCAATCCTCGATCCCGTATTCTTCAGCGATCTTTTTTGCGTCCCGAATATTTTTTGCTTTTCGTTCGAGCGAAGTTTTCGCATCCGTTCCGAAAGTCGCTGAAATATCATCGAGGGAAATTGCTCCGAGTCCCAGATATGTTGCATCTGCCTTGACTTGAGCTTGGCGATTTACCCATCGGAAAGAGGGAGGTTGCCAACGGACTTGAAATGGATTCTCGGTTTCCTTGTTGTATTCGATTGACCCATCTGCGATCCAATTTGAAACCTTCCACCTCCATAACTTTGAAAGGATCGGAAATAAATCCCTTTGCTCGCTTTCGATGGTTGCTTGATAGAGAAGGATCATTCCTTGGCTCGCAGAAAAAGAAGTTTCTCCAATTGTCTGGAGAAGAAATTCCACGGGGATTCCGATTGATGATCCGATCTTTCGGAGTCGATAAAGTAAATAGGGAATCGCTTGCGTGTTCGGTCTTCCTCCTTGCCCGATGACCGAGATGTCTTCCCCTGCCTCAAGATAATGAAATTGTCCTGCATTGAAAGTCTCCAGACGCTCGGACTCTTCGTCATCTCCTGCAAGTTCGAAATCCATTGCACCTTCCCTTTTCACAACCGCAGAAAGAGAAGCGGAAACCTTTGCGGAAATCATTTCGATCTCGTCATATTCGTCGAGGTCTTGAAGGTCATCAGCAATGGTTGCAAGTTCTGGAATCCCACGGATTTGAGTCGGTCGAATTTTCTTTCGATGAAAAATGAAATTGCGAGCGGAGATTCTTTTTACATCTCGAAGGAATCCATCTTCCCTCGTCCCGATGTGATATGCTTTCGGTGCATTCTGAGGACTAAGCTCAACCCCATCAATAATCCTTCGACCATCTTTTCCCTCGATCTCATCCGCTTGCTTTCTGAAAAATCCGTCTCCCTCATCCGTCCCGATCCGATCACCCTCAACCAATTGAACCCGACCAGACTTGGTCAAAATTAATCCACCATCTCCGAAAATTAATGGCATGGATGCAAGCGATCTTTGAAGATCACGCATGGTCATCGAAAAGGTGACTTCTGGATTGCGTGAAAATTCTTCCCATTTCTTTTCGAGTTGTGAATCGAGATCGTCATTTCCCGAATTGACTTGAGGGAAAATTCCTGCACCGACGACATCAGTTTCCCGAAGTCGGCAGATACTCGAAACGATTGGATTGTTCCTTCGGTAGTCGAGAAGAGTTCCGATCACTCTGGCTCGATCCGAGAGATCAAGTGCGAGGTGTTCGGGTCTTGGTTGACTTTCTCTTCTTCGTGATCTTCGTCTCGATGACTTCGATGCGTCATAACCATGATGACGGGAAAAAAGAATCTTCCGTGCTTTGTTTAATCGACCGAAAAAGTTTTGTTTTTTCATATTGAATCGTAAGCTCGAAAGGACTCAAGGGAAGGTGATTTAAAACCTTTTGCCGACTTTTCAAGAAGAGCAATCTTCCGATCATATGACTTTAATTCCTTTCGAATTTCCGATCGTCTTTCATGGATGACTTGACGCTCTTGAACGGAATATTGATTAATTGTGACCTTCGTTAATTCCTTTAAAGCGGAAAGAAGATTGTCACGAATCTCGATGTAATCTGCAAGAGTTGTCGTCGGCATGAAAAAGCCGAGATCGTCAATTCACTTATCGAGGACTTTTAATTCTGGATATTTTTGAAGAATCTTTTTCATCGATTTAAAAACTCCCTTATCGATATTTTTTTCATAAAAAGCTTGTCGCCCGTAAAACGCTTTAAAGAATGCGGATCGCCCTCCTGCTCCGCCCATTGCTAGAGATGAATTAGCGACCCTCCCATTGTGAACCATCGTGACTCCATAATTATTCCCTCTTGTTGACTCATGGGTTTTGATTAAGCCTCTTAATTTTATTGAGAGTTTCGTGGTCAATTGATTCACAAATGCAGGGACTCGGACTCCCCCGAATTTTGATTTTTCTGCGGTTGCATCTTTTATCTTTAGCCTTTCCGCCATGTAAATAAAAGTCGCCTTCGATTGACCAAGTTGCGAGAGAGCATATTCCTTTTGCTCCTTCATCCTTGCAATTAATTTTTTATATAAAGGATTTATTCGGTTTTTATAAAATTTCCATTTTCCCTTTTTTGTTTTAGCCCATAAACCCTTTTTTTTGACTGACCGAACCTTAACCAACTTGCCATCAATTTTAATATATTTTGCGACCGCAGGATGAGCGTTTTCACCTTCACCCTTATAAGTATATTTAGAGACAATCTTTTTCTTGTCTGCCTTCTTGGTCGTCTCCATCGTCTTACCTAGAATCGCCCGACATTCTGCCTTAATTATATCCGCTTGAGAAAAACCCGTGATCCGAGCCAATGCCCCGATCGCTTCGTCAAACTCTCTGGACTCAATCTTGAATTGTGCTTTCATTCCGTTGCTTGATCATTGTAATCGGAATATAGAAAGGGAGAAAAAATCCAGAGATAATCCCTGCAAAGATTCCGAATAAAATTGAAAAAAGCGAATAGACCAAGAAATGGAAAAGCTTTTTAAGCTTACCAAAGGGACTCCCTTTTTTTCTGAACGGGTCGTTTTGTTTTTCGTTTGTTTTCGGTAGTTCTGTCTGATTCATCTTTTTTCCTTTTTACTTGTCCAAGTCCGAGGACTTTTGAGAGAGCGAGCAAGTAGACTTCACAATCAAAAAAGTGATCTTGTCCATGTGCTTTTGTTCTCCATTCTTGTTTGAGTTCACCCGTCCGAGAGACGGATTCGATTATAAATTTTCCATTCAGTTGTCGGATATAATCTCGGTCGGGTTTCTCATAAAGGAAAAATCCGTCAATGACTTTGCCCCTCCTTTTGAGAATTTCACCTCCGAAAATTCCGACATCAACATGAAGCAAGCGAAGTTTTTTCGATCCGCTTTTATTCGTTCCAGAGAAAGGGTCGATCGCTTTTATTCCGACGGGTTGAGTCAATGATTTCCATCCTTTGCAAGCCCACCATTTCGATCGTCTTGCCCATATCTGCTCATAACATTCCTGCGTCCTTTCTCCGAAACCCGTATCCATCACCCCTGCGGAGCATTCGTAATTTTTGAAGACCTCATCAAGTTCACGAAAGGTCGGAGCATATCCATGATCGATGAGATAAGAAGTCCCGTCCTTATCGATCCCACGAACCAACCAGACAAAATGAGTCCGTTGAACATCGCAAGACATGATCCGAAATTCTCCTTTCATGTCTCCCCGTTGGTAGTCGCTCGCAAGTTCGGAGGTCGCTTCTTCCGTGACATCAAGGAGATCATCCTTCCAAGGTTCGGCAAGCCAACCCGTGACAAATTGTTTTAATCCGTCGACCGAGTCTTGAGCTTTAATCCATCGGGTCATAATTTCACCGAAGGTCAAGGTCGGAGAATAAAGGGAGGAGAGGTGAAAGGATCGGACTCCGACTTCACCTTTTGCGGATGGAATCCATCGACCTTTCCGCAACATTCGAAACTTGTCGGAATCTTGGATTTGTCCTCCGCACTTCTGGCAAGCGTAGTGAGTAGATCGAGCGATCATCTGCCAATCATATGATCCATCTTCTCCCCGTGCTTCTTCTGGATATTGCAACCGATATTCTCCTTTTTTCGATTTCCATTCAAAATTGATTTCCTCTCCGCAATGAACGCAAGGCATGAAATATCTTGATTGATCTCCTGCAAGAAATTCTGACCAGATTCCTCCTTCACCAATCGGGGTGGATGATTGAAAAATCTTGTAAGACCTCCGACCCTTGATTCGATCCATGACATCTTTCCGAATGCCATTCGGGATCACATCAATCTCGTCGAGGATCAAATAAGAGACGGGATAATTTCTGACATTCTTTTGAGATTGTCCACCTATCAAATTCATTGAGCATCGGGCAAACTCGATCCGAAGTGCGGACGCTCGATCACGATCCACTTTCCCGTCAGAGGTTCGGGGAAGATGACGGGCAAGATTCGGAGAGTCTTCGCAAAAGGGGAGGAATCGATCAT